AATCGCATCCCCGCTGAACCAAACCGGCTGGCCGTCCCCCTCCTGCACCGACACCCCGACCACTTCAAAGCGAGGGTCGCGCACGTACTCCTCCGTCGTGATCTTGGACAGAGAGAACTCCCTGTCGTAGTAGGTTTCAAAATCAATCGTAAGGATTTTCATCGCACCGCTTTAATCAAATTGATCAGCTCGGCAAAATAGCCGTTTTCCAGTTCAGCTTCCCGGATTACCACCGCAAGGCCCCCTGCTTCTTTGATCTGACGTAGGTTCTTCTCTTGTAGCGCGGTCGGTTCGCCCTTACCCGCCTTGGCCTCAATCGCCACGAACTTGCCACTCACACAGCACAGGAAGTCGGGCACACCGGAGTTGCCGTAGCCCGAGCCAATCGGCATCGCGTAGTACACGTTGTGCTCTTTGAGGATGGCCTTGATCTTGGCCTTGACCTTGGCCTCGGGTGTAGCAGCCATTACTTTCGCCACCCGATGAAGGTTGTCCCCTTGTGCTGGAGGATCGCCATGACCGGCTTCTCTTCACAGTGCTCGCACCAGAAGTGAATCAAAATCCCATCGCGCCTGCTGCTCGGGTTATTCGTGCTGTCGTTGGGTATACGCGCAGATGTGATTGTGCTGTCGTGCATGACATGGGTTACTCGAACAGTGTCTGCGTCCTCGCTGCGGTTGAATACCGTCACGTCCGAGTGGTGCAGATTGTTACCCTCGCAGTACGGGCATTCGTCCAGCCAATCGTCGCGCATTCCGCTTTTCAGCGGGGTCAAAAAAGTGCCGTCCATATTTACTCCAGTACCTCTAACATTGTTAGGTGGGGGTACTCGCTGCACTGAGCTAAGCATGTGGGAGTTCAAATCACACCCCAGCTCAGCATCCGCTTTCCCCCCGAAACTTAGCTGCTGGCGATCTCGCGCTCCAGATACCACTGAGCCTTCTTCAGGTTCTCAAGGCGGTCGCCCTTGTGGTCGGCGCGGGTGATGTACTTCACCACGTTACCGAGGCGGTAGTTCAGACCCTTGGCCTCGATGAAGTCGATGGTCTCGATGCCACCCGTCTTGTAGTGTGCGGGGTGGTTGACAACATCCTCTGCCTGTGTGATCGGGGCGGGCATCAGTTCGGTGATTGATTTGTTGCTTGAAAACACGACCGGCTTGGCACCCTCACCTTGCTTCTTCATCTGCGAACGCAGCACGTACACGTACGTGGGTCTAGCGTTGAACTTCTCTGCCACATATGCGGGCTTCGCGTTCGGGTTCTCGACCATGTACGCGCGGATTTTTGCGGCGTTGGATTTACTGCTCTTACGTTTGGCGGTAGCCATTTCATTCTCCTTGGTTAAGTTGCTCTTCCACATACGCGACTAGGACTTCGCGCATGGCTTCCTGCTTGTTGTGCATCTGATTGAAATATTCCATCACATGCCGTGGTAGCCGGATGCTCGTACACATGAGCGCGGGCTTCTTGCCCGGCCCACGACCCTTGCGCTTTGGCTCGGGCTTTAGCTCTTCAATTCCAGTTGTCATAGTAGTGCGCTCTCTTGGGTAGGCGGTTGCTTGGGGGTCTTGATATTCTTGAGCAGTTTGAAGTCTGCTTCTGAGATACGGACAAACGGCCACTGCGTCCTCACACGATGCTCGACGTTCTTGGCTTCTTCTTTTTTGGCTTTCATTTCTTTTTCTTTCTATCAGGTCTAGGGCAGTGCGGGGGTGGGACGACTACACACCACACAGCAGCCACAAAATTTCCGGTCTTGACCCACCTGTCGATGTACGCATCAGGAAATTTGTGGAGCATGCGATGTACGTGCGATGTGCCCGTATCGGCAAGCGCTGCTAGTTGCAACACAGTCATGCCTTCGGGGTTGGCACGCAGGGTTTCGCGGATAAGTCTTTGTTTAGGTCCCATAGCTCACCGCAAACCAAACAACCGCCCATGCTGCTGCAACCACCGCCCAGAACTTGATGTTCGGCCACAGGTCTTCCACCTCCGAAAGCATCATCACGAACGGAATCGTGACCAGCAGCAGGACTGCGGTGGCTAACAGAAAGATGATGATGGCGAGGGTCATTTGACATCCTCGTGAGTGTTCTCAGACCGCCACTTCAACTCTTCGCTGAGTTGACCAAACTCTTTGATTGGCACATGGTCACACATGACCAGCCCGTCGATGAAGCTGAACTTCATCACGCCCGTGCCGCACATCATGGCGTCCTGAATGGCCTTGTCGATTGGACTCATGTCGGACTCGATGCTGACTTGGGTCATTTCATTTCTCCTCTTGCGCGGATGGCGGCGGCGCAACCGCTTGCTGAGTATTGGTGCAGCACAAGGTCGTCGCACACCTTCGCACACGCCTCGCGCTCGGACTCACGCACCTGCCACTCCAGCTCTTTCAACAGGTCCTCGGTCGTATCGCCGTGCCCGGTGGCGTAGCTGCGCTCGATCATCCAAGCAGCCACCTTCTTGCGCTCGGCTACAATCGCCGCCTTGACTGCCGCCTCCAATTCGGATCGGTACACCTGCGTGTCGTCGTCATCAGTCATCGTCGTCCTCCTCGATGTGGTTCGTGATGATTTGTTGTTTCACCAACTCGATGCAGCCGATTACAGTAGCCACAACCATCGTCTCATCGTACCGACGGATAACTTCCATCAGCTCTTCAGTCATCACTCCCCCACGGTATAGGCAGTGCGCTTACGGGGTTCCCCCGTCCCACGCACGAATGAATTCCACCAGTACACGCCACTCTTGCGTTGCTTGAAGTGCCCTCGCACATAGTGCGCAGCGGTGCCGATGTGGCTTGTAATCTCTCCGGTTGAAGACACCGTCTCCAACGCAGACAAGTGCATGAGCGTGTACGCAGAAGCGGACAATTGCTTGCGCTTCTTAGCCCCTAGCCCTGATTGGTTGGGGGTACGCGCATCCACTCGCGCCCTCGCCATGCCCGAGCGGCAGGTAAGCAGCATGCTGCAAGCGAACAGTAAAAGCGGGACCTCTACTCCTGCTTCTCGCATGTGCGTTTGCGCATCTGGCTCCAACAGTGCGTCTGCAAGCTGCTTCGGCGGTACTTTTGCTTCTACGGCACCCACAAGCAGCGCAGCGTTCGGCAAGATCATCACGTCTATGGCCCCTTGCCCATCTTTGTTAGGGCTAAGAGACATTGTCGCCACGCCCTTCGGTTTTTCTAATTTCCCCAAGCCTCCCAAGCCGTAGGTGAAAGAGAAAACACTGTTCTGAATGCTTCCGTCAGCAAACTCCCAGTACGGCGTACATGTAAACGCATGGGGCTCTTTAACTTCGCGTACATACGCGCCGACGCGAGCCAGCGGGGTAGTCCCACTAAGCCCGTTGTCCCGTAGCTTTAAGACATCGGGCGTCATCTCGTACTCGATAGCCGTATGCTCGTATGGCATGCGCATCTCATCCACCGGGGGAAACGCAAACGACTTAGACCGAATGAGGTTCTCGGCAGCAAGCGCGACCTCCGGGGACAACACAAAGACTTGTGTCTTTTTCTTAGGGGCCACGTTCTCGAAGTCTTGCTTGAGTCCGTTCTCCATGTGGCTTTCTCGATCCCAGAATTTATCAATTAGGGGTTTCATTTCACCCTCCGCATCTCACGCGGCTCCCATCCAGCTTCAGGAATCTTTTCCGGGGGAGGCGGGGTCATCGTTGCGCTCGGCGGCACCCATCCAAACCTGCGCCACGTAGCCTGTACGTCAGCACCGCGTTGATAGGTGAACTTGATATCAGTCACACGGGTGGTAGGTTCAACTCTAGTTTGTTCACGTTTCATTTGTTGTCTCCTTCGCTATCCAACACAACCACAAACACATCATCTGACACACGACAGCCCGAGCCGGGAACGAAATGTTCCTTGTCTACCAGCTTGAGCAAGCCAAGCCCCGTGCGCAGCTCGACGGGGAGCGTATTATCATCATGAAGGTCCACCTTGTCACCAACCCGCACGATATATTTTTCAGCGTCACGGATGATCAGTGCGGATGAGACCCCCGAGCCTAACTTGTCACGAATGTCTTGCAAGACACTCATTTCGGTAGTCAAAGTATCGTCTGTCTCCTTAGCCCATAGAACTTTGGCTCTCTCACCTTCCTCCATCTTCGTTGATACATACAGCATGAACTGCTCAAAGCCGGGGCCTTGTTGTATGTAGCGCTGGGCTGCCTCCTGCACAAGCCTGCGGACCTTACCGATCTCAGACTTGTGCCGATACACTGCGTTGTCGATGTAGTCCTGTGCGTGTGTCTCAGCCTTGCGCAGTCGCTCCAAGGTGGTCATGGGGCCGAACATCTTCTTGGCCTTGGCAATCGCCTTCTTCGGGTCATCGGTTGTGTAGCCATGACCTCGCCGCCGCCGTCCCTCTTCAATGCGTGGGCAGTTGACCATGATCTTGTACTCGTTGTAGCCAGCGCCGCGTTCACGACAAATACTGCCCAGTATCTCGTCGCCCACCCGTACGGTGAACTGCGGTATGCTGAAAGTCGTGACGTTGTCCGCTTCACTTTCGCGGATGCTAGACACACCCACGAACGTCCACGTCGGCTTGAGCGTGGCAAGCTCTGAGATCACAGCATCTAGCTTCGGATGCAGATACGTTTTCGCAGTGTGCCCGGGGGATGTGCGGCGCTTGATATTGTCATTGGCATCGCTGCCAAGAATGACGTTTGGACTCGCCAGAGATTTACTAACCATCATCGTCGTACTCCTTGTTACCACTGAAACTTCTTGAGGATGTCGTCCACCTTGGACTTGACTTCCTGACGTGCAAACGCGTCTTCCTTGATGCTCTCGATGTTTGCCCCTAACATAGTTAGCTCTAGCTGCTTGCGCGCCTCCTCCAACTGCGGGTCGTTGGTGATGTTCAGCTTGGTCAACAGTTGGCAAAGCTCCAGCGGATTGCTGATCAGCGAGTCGTGATAGCGGCGCTTGTCCTCGCCGTCCACGTCGGTCAGCTTCTTGGAGATGGCAAGCAGCTCGGCATGCAAGCGATCCCACGGCTCACGGCAAGCCTCGGCCAGCTTCTGCTGCTGCTGCGTCTCGAAAGAGACCACCAGTTCCCTGAGATCATCAGCGGGAACATCAAGGCGAAAGTCCCCCGCCTCGGGCACGGGCTTGACCGTACGTCGAAAGCCGAACTTCATCTTCACGTCGTCGAGCGGCGGGTAGTCCTCTGCCTTGTATAGCCCTTGCAGCGCCTGTGGTGCCTCGGCCACCAGCCTCGGGTACTCGATGTAGAAGTTGTTGCACAACGTATCAAACGTCTGCTCGAACGCATTCATCGTAGTCTTGTAATCCATAAACAACCGGGTCGGCAATAGGCGCTCACCCTTGTCGGCCCACGGCAGCGTGTGCTGGTTGTGATAGAGCCGGATGCGGGCCGCGAACTTCTCGATGTCTTTGCGTAGCGACGTACCTGCAAACAGGTTCTTCTTGGTCTGCGATGCGCCATGCACCGCACCTGCGTCGGCATTGACCTTGTCGGTCACCTCCCGGTCGATCTTGGACGCGGGCCACACACTGATGTTCAGTTCTACTAACACTGCTGATGCGCTGATACTCATTTCAGTTCTCCGTCTTTATGCTTACTTCCATTGGCACATGCCTACCAGTAAGGCCAGCCATCGTTTGCAGGATTGCATGGTCGTCACTCTGCGCGGCAATCACCCATGATTGGTTGCGCCCTCGATTCTTGGCGATACCAACGAAGTCGTACCATCTGCGCTCGACAACAATGAAGTTACCGAATTTGCCACGCAGGAGCATGTACTTGCTTTTCCGCTTCGCCATGTGGGTGCCCCCTAACAAAGTTACTTCTTCTCGGGCTTGCCAGCCAGCTTCGCCATGTTGAACAGGTCGGGGCTGATCAACTCCATCGTGATCTTGTTGTCCACGGGGTACGCATGAAACGTAGTCATCCCCTCCTTGTAGTGCTCCTTCCACGCGTGTGACTTGGAAAGAATCTCGGCAACCGTCACTGCGTCGTGCACCGACAGCGCGAAGCACGAATCCCAACCTAACTTCAATACCATCATGTCCGTCTCCTTAATCAATGTGGATTGTTTTACCGTTGCCAGCGACAGTTCCTTTGTCACCTTTAACGATGCACCAAAGAACCGGAGCAGGCCAGTCACTTCCCCAATCGCCGCCAACATGCCCATCGGTGAGAACAACCACGCACTCGGGCTGGATGTTCTTGTCTTTGAGGTAACGCGATACACAGGACGGCGCAGTTCCACCACCACCCTTGGGCTTGGTTGTGCTAACAATGTTAGACCCGCCATCGTCGTACTCCTCGTGCGCTGCCACTTCACTGTCCCAATAGATCAGGTCGATCTTCTCGGGGCTGACCTCCTCGGCGATACCCTTGACCTCGGACAAGAAGTCCGTTAGCTCAACCATGCCAATGGAGCCTGACGTATCCACAGCAATCACGATGCGACCCACACGCTCACCGATCATGCTGGGCATGTAGTACCCACCCGAGAGCATGCGTCGGTTCACGCGCCGCCAGCTCGATGCGTCTTTGTTGCGGCACACCGACTTGACGAACTCGCGCAGCACCTCGCGCCAATTGATCTTGGGCTGCATCATCTCGGCAAGCTCACGGCTCATGCCACCTGCGTCCGTACCCGCAATCTTTGCGTGTGCCATGAGTCCCTGTCGGATGGCTTGGTCAACCTCGCGCTCCAACGTGCGCTTGTCTTCCTCGCTCATCTGGCCGGCACCATCCCAGTCGTGTTCGTCGAACCCATCGCCGGGTTCGTTACCACCACCGCCTCCCTCGCCACCCGCTTCCTGCTCCTGCTTGAGGATGTCGAACACCTGCTTGGCGTTCAGGCCACGGAACCGCTCGTCGATAAACCCCATCGGCTTGCCACGCTGTGGCCCATCGCGCCACACGGGCATCTGCACAGTGCGCCCCAGCGGGTCGAGGTCCTTGAGTCCGAGGTTGATCACGTAGTCACACGCCCGGTTCGCCAGTGTGTGATCCTCGTCGTACAGCTTGCGCCACGTGGTCAGGTGTCGATACATCTTGTGCGCACACTCGTGGGCCACTACGAAGTTCAACTCCTTCTCCTGCAGGTCCCTGACGAACTTGCGCCCGTAGCGCTCGTCACGCCCGTCGGTGCATGCCGTGTTCACCTTGTCGTCCACAGTGGTACGGCCCACCATCATGATCCCCTGCAGCAGCGCGAACTTGTAGTCGCGCATCAGGCTGATCTTGGATTTCTGTAGCTTGCGTTCCTCTAACATTGTTAGCTCCTTGTCTTACAGCAGGTCTTGGTTCTTGGCAACCCAGTCGGCGAACGCCTTGCAGCTGAACGCGATACCTTGTTTGCTCGAAGTCTTGGCGATGTTGATCGCGAACACGGCTTGCCACTCGGCATCGAAGCGACTGAGGTACTGCATGAACGGCGTGATGCTGTGCTTGTCCACACGTGCAATCGCACCGAACACAGTGATGGCACACGCACCGGGGCTGGTCGGCACCTTGGTCGAGTCGGGGAACTTGATCTGCTGCTCCCACGTCGGTAGCTGGTCCGAGAACTCGATGTACGCCTGCATATCACGGGCGGCTGCTTCACCCACTGCACCCGTAAGCGCAGCGATTACTGCGTCGGCGTCGTTGATCTTGCGGGTCCTAACAATGTTAGAAGCAGTCTCCAACGAACGCGGCGAAACAAACGATGCTTGCGGCTTGCGCGGGTTGTAGATGTACGGGTTGTCGTTCTGCGCTGCGTCGGTATACGAAGCGAGGGCGTGGGGGAACTGATTGATCCACGCGCACACCTCCGGCTCGATGTTGTTCTCCACCGCCCAGCCTAGCCATTCCTCAGCAGTCGGTTTGCTCACAGTCACGGGCACGATGCGGTTGATGCTGTGCGCCTTGAGCGAGTCGCCCACCCCGTCGGTAGTGAGGTTGCCCGTCATGAACACCACCACATCATCGTGCAGGCTGATGTCACCGAGGCGCGGGTTCGCCTTCTCAAGCATGGGGTGCAGCATGTTCTTCACCGGGTCCGCGCCTTTGCTGAACTCGTCGAGCATGATCACCAGCGGCTTGCCCTCGTGCACCTTGAAGCGGGCGTTCGGGTAGTAGCGGGTGGTCTTGGTCTCGTGGTCAATCACCGGCATTGCAATGTCACCGAGGTCCATGTTGGGCACGTCGATGTACGCGTAGTCGTACCCCAGCTGCGATGCGATGGCCTTGAGCAGCGAGGATTTGCCGATGCCCGGTTCGCCGCGCAGCATGAAGCGGGTGGTGGGGTTGCTTGCAATCAGGGTTGCAGCTTGCTTGAGCGTGATGCTCTTACCGAATTGGATCTCTGCCATCTCTAACTCCTTCTGATGTATGACCTAACTATGTTAGGCGGGGGGTTGGTGGGGTACGTTGAACGATTTCCCACCATCTGTATATTGTACCACTACTCCTTGACAATGTCAAGCACTTTTGTCCCTACGCCAGACAAGATCGAACACAGTCGGATAGAACTCACCGCCCTGCACCCAGACCCTGCCCGTCGAGCTAGGCTTGTGCGGTGGTGTGCCTCCCATGACTGTGTCGGCCTCGCCTCGAAAGTCGAGGACCACTTCACCTTCCACGACAGTCTTGCCCGTACGTGCATGGCACAGAACCCAGCCGTCTTTCACAATCTCTTCGTTCATTGCGTTTCTCCTTCGTAAATCCATCCGTTGTACGTACGCGAGGGCAGCTTGCCTCGGGGTAACTTTGTTAGGGTCAGCACTTGTTTGGCATGCGCCATCAGCAGCCCGCTCTTGAACAACCCAAGCGTGGTCGCAGTCGGCGACACCGGGAAGTCTTGGAGTAGGGGGTTTTGCTTTATCGCTCGACCACCCACCATCAACGCCAACGCCACCTTGTAGTAGTTCTCGGTCTTGGTCTGCTCAGGCTGGTCCGGGTCGATCATCTGCAGCATCAGTGCTTCCTGCTTTGCGCGTACCTCGTAGTCGTCGCCCGCGTACCCCTGAACTCTCGTCCCCGAGCGCAGCGGTTGCCCGATTGCATGCAGCGTAAACAGGCGCTTGCCTTCCTCGTCGTACCCCAGCGCCTGCTCGATCTCGCTGTAGTTCACCATGATCTGGTCGTACTCGTGGTTGATTTGCAAGGGTGAGTTGGCAGGGACTGCGCGCAAGCCCACCGAGACCCTCTGTGTGCGCAGTTTCAACAGGCCAGCGAAGTAGTCGGTGAACTCCTTGTACTTGCGCCTAACATTGTTAGCTGCCTTGCGGTCCATCGCGTATTGGTAGTGCTCTGCCACGTCACCGGCGAACACCAGCGCCCCGTCCACGTTGCGCAGCCGAGCCACAGCAGTAGGTAGGTCGTACGCCCCACCCAAAAGAGCCACGTCTTGACCCGCCCGCACCTGTGTCCAGTACGGCGCGTAGCGACTGGCTTGGATGCCCAGCGCCTGACTAATGAACGTGTGCGTAGTCATAGTCGCGTACCCTGCGGTGCGAACTTCGATGATCCCCGACCCCTCGGCATCGTCCGGCAGGAACGTAACAACAGGCGTTTTGTACGCAATGAACTCCACCGCGTTGTCTGCCCGCATCCTCATCCAGAACGCATCGTGGTCGCGCCGCCGTCCAAGGGGTCGACGCTCAGGGATACGCCCACGGATCGGCTTGGTCTGTTCAAAGTGCGCAAGCGCCGCCTTGTAGCTGGTTATGCGCGGTACATTAAAAACTGATCGGTGTCCCATAAATACCTCCTAGTTTGTCAGTGCGTATGCTTTGATACGCTTTAGCGTCGGAAACCTAGCTGCGAACTTCTGCTTTGCCGCAGCCAGTGATTTGGCCTCGAACGTTTCGCACATCCAGCAGCCGAACCGATTAGAAAATCCGGTTACGTAATACCTGCATAACATTGTTAGAGGCCCTCCGGTATTTCAATTTCATCGCCCAGCTTGCTTGCCACATAGCAGCGCATGGCTGCGATCAGGGGTGTGGGGCCGCGTTCGCGTGTACGGTTTCCGTTTGCAAAGCGGAGGGTCGCGCTCCAATGCAGTTCGTTGTCTCTCTTTTCCACGCTGACCCACTCGCGCTCAATGATCGGGCCACCTTGCGCCCAATCGGTGGAGGGCTGCCAGTACGCGTTCCTCTCATCCACATCCATGCGGGTCAGTGTCTGTCCGCTGCGGTAGATGGGAGTTCCATTTGCTTCAGCCACCGCCCAACCCAGCGCGGCTCCGGTCAGTTCACTTGTCTTCAGTTTCATGCTTTGCTCCAGTTGTCCAGTTGTTTGGCGTACTGCGCGCGCTCGTGCTCCTCGCACATCTGCTGGTCGCGCTCCTCTTGTAGTTGCTGGTCGGCTGCGCTCCACAGCAGCTCTTCGGCTTCTC